GAAGGTAAAATTTCTGGAGCAATTAATAATTTTGTCAAAGGACCACAGCCACAGCAGCAACTAACTGATGTTAGAGGCACTCAAGAATTTTCAATCAAAGCAATTACAGACAAAAACGCCTCTACAGCCGCAGGCTCAGCTTTTCTTGTAAGAACACAATTGACAAGTGAAGCGATTGCATTATACATGCCAGATACAGTAAACTTTGATTCAAGTGCAAATTATACGGATGTAAAACCTGGTGAAACTCTTTTGGGTCAAGCAATGGTCGCAGCACCTAGTCTTGTGGATGCAGTCAGAAGAGGTGATACAAGAGGTCTTATGAATGCTGCTAAAAATTCAGGCCTAGGTTCAATGCTTGCACAGAAAGCAGCCGAAGGTGTTGGGATTGATCAAAGTGTTGCACGTTTGGGTGCTTATCTTACAACAGGTGGAGTTGTCAATCCAATGATTGAACTCATGTACACCGCACCAGATTTCCGTAATTTTCAGTTTGAGTTTATGTTTTATCCAAGAAGTGAAAAAGAAGCATTAGAAGTTCAAAAAATAATTGAACGTTTTCGTTTTCATCAAGCGCCTGAATTGATGGGTGGCATATCGAATCAAACTGGTTTGTTAATTCCACCTTCCGAGTTTGATATCAAGTTTTTCTATGCAGGTCGTCAAAATCCAAACATACCACCAATTGCAACTTGTGTTTTGAAATCTATACAAGTCAATTATGCACCAAGAGGGTTTTCTGCGTATGAAAGTGTAGGAGAAAACATTGCCTCTTTAGGTAGAACTGGTATGCCTGTTGCTATTCAAATGTCTTTACAGTTTCAAGAAACAACTTATATTACAAAAGAAGATTTTAATGATGCTAGGGGATATTCATCAACAAAAGTGGATGTTGAAGCAAGCAAGCAAGGTATATTTGCTAACAGACGAGCATAAAAATGGCAAATTATTTTAATTACTTTCCTCTATCTTTTTATACGACAGATAATAAAGGCAATAGCCTTGATACCGTTACAAACATAATTGCTCGTTTTGGGTTTGAGCAAAAGTTAAAAGAAAACTCTTCAATATTTTATGAGTATCAAATTAAAGATTCTGACACACCTGAAACAATAGCTGCAAAATATTACGGTGACCCAGAAAAACATTGGATGGTTCTAATGTTCAATGATATTGTTGACCCACAATATGATTGGCCTTTGAGTTATCCTAATTTTATCAAATATGTCAACAACAAATACTCTGCAAATGGTGCATCAAATACTACAGTTCAGTCTGGTCTAACTTGGGCTCAAAGTGATAATAACGTTCATTCATACTACAAAGTAATTACTAAAAATTTTGTTTTACCCACAGTTGATGGAAAAATAATTAAAGAAAAAATTCAAGTTACCGCAAATGCATATGCAAATGTGATTACAAGTTCAACAAATTACACACTTGATAATGGTAAACAAATTACCGAAACTATCTCTAAAGAAAAACTTACATACTATGGATATGAAGAACAGGAAAACGAAAATAAAAGAACTATAAAAATTTTGAAATTAGAATTTGCGATGCCTGTGATGGAAGAATTTAAGAGAATAATAAATCCATCATGAGCATAATTAAGTCAACGCAATTTTATGTAAAAGAAATTGTCATCCAGTCTAAAGGTGGACCTATTCCAATTAAAGATTTGGTCGAAGAAATAAACTTCTATGACAACTTGTTTTTACCTTTTTCTTCTGGTGAAATATTAATTACTGATACGGCAAAACTTCTTGAGAGAGTGTCACCAATCAATGACCCAGTTCAATTTTATATTTCCAAAACCCCCACTGATGATGTCGGTATCTTCAAAAAAGTTTTTAGAATATACGAAATTTCAAGTAGAAAAAATCTAAACAACAATAGCGAAGCATATATTATGCACTTTGTTGCCGATGAGTTTATTCTCTCAAGTCAAAAAAAGATTGCATTCGGATTTGAAGGTAAATATTCTAAGTTAATCGAAAAAATAATGACCGATAAAAGAGTCGGTTTAGGTTTGAACACAACGAGCATTAACAAGATTGAAGAAACAAACGGTATTAGAAAAATTACTGTTCCCAATTTACCTCCACTGAATGCAATTGAGTGGTGTTCTAAAAGGGCATTAAGTCCTAAAAACGTTCCTGACTTTGTTTTTTATTCTAACATGGCGGGTTATAATTTTGTATCTCTTTCAACTTTATTAAAACAAGACCCAATATTAGACATCAATTTCTCACCCAAAAATTTAAGTAAAAATAATGGACTTTCTGAAATGAGTCAAGCCAGAGGATTTGAGGTTATATCTCAAGCGGATACTATTTCAAGAATTCAGAATGGAGTTGACACGGGCGTGTTTATAGGATTTGATCCATTAACAAGAAGCATGGGTCAAACTCAAATAGATGGAAACAAAACCTATGATGCCATGGATCATGCTAACAAAAATCAAATACCTTCTGAGATAGTCAATACAGTAGATAATACAACAAATAAAACAAATATAAATTCAAATCAAGTTTTAAGTTTCAATAATAAAGAACAAAAGAACAGCAAGTATATCAAAGATAATGATCCAACTTCAATATCAAAGAACGAAACTTTGGAATTATTTTTACAACAAAGAAAAGCGATAATAACTAGACTAATGGAAAAAAGAATTAGAATAGTTATGCCAGGTAATTTTCAACTATCGTCGGGATATGTTGTGAATATTATTACTCCAGGTTTTGGTGCATCTTCAAAACAAGAGGATCCAAATTTCGATAGAAGTTTAGGTGGGAAATATTTGATTACTGGCACAAGACACATATTGAGTGGCAGCCGTCATGTTACCGTAATTGAAGTTGCAACAGATTCAACAAATGATACAAGAAAGCCATCAACAACACAAAATCAAAAAGACGTTCTTACTAGTTATGACAGAGATACAAAAGTTAATAATGGCAGCAGTAGTTATTGGGCAAGATAAAGTAAAATTATGGAAATGAAGAAAAACTTTGCTGGTAAAGATGGTTTCATTTGGTGGACTGGAATTGTAGAAAACAGACAAGACCCACTGAAGTTAGGTCGTTGTCGTGTTCGTTGTTTGGGGTGGCATTCACCAAACAAAATGGAATTACCAACAAACTTATTGCCTTGGGCTATACCAAACATACCTGTAAACACGAATGTTGTATACACCCCCAAAGAAGGAGATATGGTTTTTGGGTTTTTTCTTGATGGTGAAAACGCTCAACAACCTGTTATGTTAGGAAGTTTTCCAAGCATACCATTAAAAGCAGCAAATGCACAAGAAGCATTCAATGATCCAAGAACTGGTTCTGAGCTTTCTTCTGCACCAGTAAAACCAACTGAGTCTGCAACAAACTATCCACGTAAGTTAGATGAGCCGACAACATCAAGACTTGCAAGAAATGATGCTAATTATCCATCAGAAATTGTAACAGCAAAGAAGTCAAAGAAAGCAAGTAAAGTTGAGCCTAATCCATATTACAATGCAAAATATCCATACAACAATGTGTATGAATCAGAGTCGGGTCATGCGCTAGAGTTTGATGACACAAAAGGTTCAGAACGAGTTCATGTATACCATCGTTCGGGTTCTTATGTTGAATGGGGACCAGAAGGCGATAGAGCGGAGAGAATACAAAGAAACAAGTACACTGTCGTAATTGGAGATGAAGAAGTTTATATCAAAGGTGACGTAAGAATATATGTTGATGGAGACTACGATTTAAATGTTACTGGCGATATAAGAATAAATGGTAAAACTATTACATTGAACAAAAACCCAAGTGGACAGACTATGGGTGCGGCTCGTATTGGTGATACTGCTGATACTGGTGATGCGGGAACAGGTAGTCACTTTGACAATAACTCAGCAGGAACAGACGTAATTGAAACTGGTTCAGGTACAGTGTTTATCGGAGACTGATAAATAAAAGATGACTACCACAATAACTTCCAATAATCCAAGAATAACTTCTGAAAGAATATTCAAGGACTTAGACTTGAATTTTACTTTGCATCCCGTAAAAAAAGATGTGTCGAAACACATCAATGAGTATGCAATTATCAATTCAGTCAAGAATCTGGTTTCAACTAATTATTTTGAGCGACCATTTAGACCTGAAATTGGCAGTGGTTTGAGAGACTTGTTATTTGAAAATGTTGACCCCGTTATTTCATCTCAATTAGAAAGAGCAATTGAAGAAACTATATCAAATTATGAACCCAGAGTCTCAATAGAAAATATACTGGTAACAGCGTATCCAGATGATAATCGTTATAGTATAACAATGACATTTTATATAATAAACAATCCTAAACCAATTACCATTGATTTCTTCTTAGAGAGAATTAGATAAAAATGGCAGATAGACTAAGAGTAACTGAATTAGATTTTGACACAATCAAACAAAATCTAAAGACATTTTTAAATCAACAAACTGAATTTACGGACTATGATTTTGAAGGATCAGGTCTGTCTGTTTTGCTTGATATTTTGGCATATAATACACACTATCAAGCGTATTACCTGAATATGATTGCCAATGAAGCATTTTTGGATACCGCTTTGCTTCGTGATTCGGTTGTTTCACATGCAAAAACTTTGGGTTATGTTCCTTATTCACGTAAAGCACCAGTCGCTACAATTAATTTTACGGTATCTACAAACTCATCTAACACTGCAACGTTGACGATACCAAAAGGGTTTAGATTTTTATCTGATGATATAGATGATGTAAGTTATAATTTTGTCACTCTTTCTGAAACTGTTGTGACAAAAGCAAATACGGATTTCTCCTTTTTGAATTTAAAAATTTATGAGGGACAATTAGTATCTTATTCATTTGTTCAAAGTGATTCCACAAACCCTAAACAAGTGTTCACTCTCCCAGATGCTGGTATAGACACAACGACACTTACTGTAACAGTTCAACCATCAGAATCAAATACTGATGTTATTGTCTATACTTTGGCTTCTGATGCATCAAATACATCTTCTCAAGCACCAGTATTTTATTTGCAAGAAAATAAATCAGAGAAATATGACATTTACTTTGGTGATGATGTTATAGGTAAAAAATTGCCCGATGGTGGAATTGTTAATGTAACATATCTTGTTACAAATGCCGATGCTGCAAATAAAGCGAACAATTTTGTTGCAACGGATTCTTTAGTAGATTCTTTAGGAAATTCTCAAACAAACTTTACTATCAATCCAATCAGTGAAGCATCTGGTGGTGCTGAACGTGAAAGTGTGGACGAAATAAAGTTTTCAGCCCCTCTTCAATATACAACACAAAATCGTTTAGTTACGACAAAAGATTACGAATCATATATCAAGAAAAATTATCCGTCGGTTGATTCATTATCTGTTTGGGGTGGTGAAGATGAGATACCTAGAGTTTATGGTAAAGTTTTCATTTCTCTGAAACCAAGGGATAATTACTATCTAAGTGAAGCAGAGAAACAACGAATTCTTGATGAGATTGTTGGACCAAAATCAATTATTTCGGTAAGTGCAGAGATTAGAGATCCTGATTATCTGTATATACTGCTCAACAATCAAGTCAAATACGATTCTAAGAAAACCACTTTCACTGAGGCACAACTTACTACACAAATTAGAAATGCAATTATCAATTACAAACAAACTTATTTGAATAAGTTCAATGCTATATTTGCTCTTTCAAAGGTGCAAGATCAAATTGATAATGTGGATACAAACGCTATTATTGGTTCAGAAACAACTGTCAAATTACAAAAAAGAATTACACCAGAACTGAATCAAAGTTCTAATTACACTATAACATTTGGTGTTCCAATTAAAAGAGGAACATTAACGGATAGATTGACAACAACAGAATTTTCTGTCTTTGATTCTACTGGTGTGACAAGAACAGCGATTATTGAAGAGATACCACAATCATTTACAGGTGTTTCATCGATTGAAATCATAAATCCTGGTTACGGTTATACTTCAACACCAACTGTAACAATTTCTGGTGATGGAACTGGTGCTACTGCCGAAGCAGTCATTGAAGGTGGCACAATCACACAAATTCGTATGATAAATCGTGGCACAGATTATACACGTGCAACAGTAAGCATTACTGGTGGTGGTGGCTACAGTGGCTCGGCAACAGCAGTGATTGATTCTAAAGTTGGTACATTGAGAGTCATTTATTATGATGTCAATGCTAATCGACAAATCATTGATGAAAATGTAGGTGAAATCAACTATGATACTGGCATTATTACACTCAACGATTTAAAAATATTATCTGTTTCTTCAGCAGATGGTTTACTTCGTTTCACTGCTGTTTCGGAAGAAGGTATAATTGAATCGACTCGAAATTCAATTATTACCATAGATGATGCTGATGCGACTTCTATTGTAACAACGCTTGAAAAAATGGCATCATAATGACTACTGATCTGAGAACATCCATACTTGTCAATCGTCAAGTTCCTGAGTTTGTTCGGGACGAATATCCTCTTTTCGTCACTTTTCTTGAGGCATATTATGAATTTCTTGAACAAAAACAAGGAACAAAAATCAACGACCTAATTACGCAAGCTAAAAATTTGCGTTATGTTTCAGATGTTGATGATTCAATAGAGCAGTTTGAGAAAAACTTTATCAATAACTATGCACCATTATTTCCATTAGACACTGCTGCCGATAAAGCACTTCTCATCAAAAAAGCATTACCTTTATATTTGACAAAGGGTAGTGTAAAATCATTTGAATTATTGTTCAGACTTCTTTATGGTGAAGAAGTTACAATTACATATCCTAAAGATAATATTCTTCGTGCGTCAGACGGCAAGTGGACAGTAGAAAATGTTGTTCGAATTGACAACGATGTTTATTCTTATTATGTGGGTGATGGTACAACAAAAACTTTTATTCTTCCACAAGAGGTTGCTGATTCGGATGTTACAGTTTATGTAAATGATGTTGTGACTACAACAGGCTTTTATATTCTTAAAGAAGCAAAGAAAATAGTATTCAATTCTGCGCCAGCCAGCAACGCTAAAATAAAAGTTGTATATGATGATTTTGATGAAACGTTATTTACAAACAGAAAAATTACAGGTCTGACTTCTGGCGCTACTGCAATTGTCGAACGTGCAGCACCAAGATTGATTACTCAACAAACTTCAATTGAATTATATGTTGACGAATCCTCTTTGTCTGGTTCATTTCTCAACGCTGAAACAATCACATCCGATGTTTTTGCTGATGATGGTGTAACTCTTATTACGATACGATCAGATACCGTTGCAACACTCAGTTCGATTACAATAATTAATGGTGGTACTAGTTATAACGTTGGTGATCCAGTAACAATTATTGGCGGCGCTCCACAAATTCCCGCAGAAGCGATTGTTGATCAAGTTTCAATCGGTTTTGCTGACGCTGCAACTGTTGGCTATGGTGGTGCTGGCTTTGCACTTGGTGGCATCATAACAGCATTCAATGATGATGGTACGATTACATTAGCATCTCAAGCAATCGATACATCAGGAGCAAACTCTGCCAATTCGTATACACTCTTTACTGATACTATCAACACATATGCAAATATAGTTCTTTCAAATTCAAACTATGGGTTTCCATCAACTGTAATTCCTTCGGGTGAAAATATAGCAACTCGTCTTGTTGATGCTTTTTCAAAAGCAACGATTACTGATATTGGTCCAATAACTAATGTTGCTATCATTTACTCTGGAACAAATGCATCAAATTTAACAATTATTGCTGACGGCGCTAAGTATGCAAATACTTTTGATATAGGTTCTTTTGGCTCTATTGGTAGAATTGATATTGTATCTGGTGGCACTGGCTACAAAATAGGTGATGAAATTGTTATCGGTGCAAACCCAGTTGGAACTTATGGAAGAGGGTTTGCCGCAGCAGTTACAAATACAAACGCTTCTGGTGCAATTACTAGAATCGAAATTCAACCAACAAGAATTAGTGGTAATGCTAATACAACAGCAGGTAATGTTGTTGTCGTTGGAACAGGAACAGATTTTGTCAATGAATTAGCAGTTGGCGATCAAATCATGATTAACTCTGAAGCCAGATATGTCAATTCAATTCTTTCAGCAACGTCATTGAATGTAAATGTGTCTTTTACAAGAACATCTACAGAGAAAAGAATTGGTGCATATGACCGTTATTTGATTGGTGGTCAAGGATATGAACAAAATAATTTCCCAACAGTTTCAGTCTCTTCTGCTACAGGTTCAGCAGCAAACTTACAAATTACATCTTTGATGGGTGATGGCGACAGACTTGGGATCACAGGATCAGGAATTTCGGGACAAATTACACGAATTAAAATAACGAATCCTGGTGCTGGTTATCAGTTTATTCCAACAATTGATTTGGGAAATTTTGGTGACGGAACTGCAACGGCTAATGCACAAATTGAAAGATCGTATATTTCTTTCCCAGGAAAATGGGTAGGCTCAGATGGTATCATTTCTTCTTTAGATAGAAAGATTGAAGGTCTAGATTACTATATTGACTTCACTTATGTGACTTCAGTTGCTACAGAATTTTCAAAGTACGCAACTATTTTGAAGAATCTACTTCATCCTGCAGGTTTCAGAAACTTTGCTGAGTATCCAATCTCTCGTTCTATAGATTCAGAAGTCACAATGAATTCATCGGTTACAGAAACAATTTCTGGTTTAGTATCTACAACGAATGGTTCAATTACTGTGACTGGTACAGGTACTAAATTCAATGTAGCAAATACTCTAGGTATCATTTCGATTGGTACACAAATCGCTATAAATAATCAGATTCGCACAATCAATGCAATTGTCAGCAATACATCGTTGACAGTTTCAAGCGCATTTACAAGCAATGCCTCTGCACAGACATTGATAATTATTACCTAAACAAAACTTATGGCTCTAAATTACACATCCGAAAAACTTGCACTAGAAAATGCTGAGAGATTCAAAAACTCTTTTAGCGACTCGGATCCATCTATTCAGTATGTTTTTATCGGAAATCATACCCCATACGCTAACGAATCTTCACCACCAAGCATTGTAGAAACAATCTCAAGTGAGAAATCTGTTTGGGACAATATGTTTGCGGCAAAGAGAGTTACGGCAAACGATGTTGAACTTGTAATTCCAAGAGTCAACTGGACAGCAAATACAAAGTATCGTCAATATGATGATACGATTGCTTTGTCAGATTTGATTACTGGTAATACTTCTCAAAATCTAAAACCATTCTACATCATTACGTCAGCTAAAAACGTTTATAAGTGTTTGTCAAATAATTTTTCTTCAAATTCTACAGTAGAGCCAACAGGTGATTATACGACATCAAATGGTGCTATCTCAACGGCTGATGGTTACATTTGGAAGTACATGTTTAATGTGAAATCGTCGAACAAATTCTTGAGTACAGATTGGATACCAACTCCAACTCGAAATACACAGGCAAGTACATTATCAGACTTCAATTTAGATGATACTGGTGTTGTAGAAGGTGAACTGACAACAGTGGTAATTACAAGTGGTGGTTCAGGTTACTATGATACAAGTGTCAATGTTACTTCATTTATCTCTGGTTGCTCAATTTTGACAGTCGCCAATACAACGAATGTTGCTGCAAACATGACTGTTTCTGGAACAGGCATTCCAACTGGTGCTATTGTTTCCGTTCTTGATACACCTAATAATAAAATAACTTTATCTTCACCTGCAACAGCAAACGGTGGTGGAACTGGCAACAACTTATCTTTTGCAACACGAATTTACTTTGATGGAGATGGAACAAGTGCAGCAGCATCAGCAACTTTGGCTAATGGAGCTATAACTAAGATTACACTGACAACAATCGGTACAGGTTACTCAAGAGCCAATGTTTTGATATTCGGTTCAGGTACCGGTGCTAATGCAAGGGCAATTATTGCACCCAAATATGGTCATGCTAAGAATCCAGCAAAAGATTTGTTAGCAAAGAACGTTGAAGTTACAGCTAGAATTGGAGAAGTAGATTCTACAGAAAACGGTTTGATTTCTGTAGATACTTCTTTTAGACAATTTGGATTGCTTAGAAACCCGCATAAATATGGTCAAGCAGCAAAAGCAAACAACTCAACAGCAAATTCAGTCGTTTCTCAAGCAAGAACGTTGACCTTAACACCAGGTCCATCTTATACACTGAATGAGTATGTATCTCAAGTAACTGCTAATAATACTGTAGCATATGGTTTTGTTTATTCACAAACCGCAAGTGCTGTAAAAATTACTCAAGTTCAAGGAACTTTTGTTGTAGGTCTATCACTAATTGGAGCAACTTCAGGTGCATCAAGAACAGTTGTAGCATCAACTAATCCTGAATTTGAACCATATTCGGGTGATGTGCTATATGTTGAAAATATAGAAAAGATAGAAAGAGAAGATGGTCAAGCTGAGAATGTTAGATTTATTATACAATTTTAAAGGTTAAACATGGCATTAAATTTTAATACGAATCCATATTATGATGATTTTGATGAAGATAAAAATTTTCACAGAATTCTGTTTAGACCTGGCCGCGCCGTTCAAGCACGTGAGTTGACACAATCACAAACTATTTTACAAAATCAAATTGACCGTTTTGGTAAACATGTTTTTAAAGAAGGCTCAAAAGTTACTGGTGGTGAAACTTTTGATGAGACAGTAGTTTCTGTAAAACTTCAGTCTACTTTTGGTGGAACTACAATTGATATTTCTGGATATGATGGTTATTTCGCTTTAGCTAATAGTAGTAATGCAATTTATAAAATTAAAAAAGCAGAAGTTGCCGACACAACTGACCCAAATACATTGTTTTTGTCGTATATAAAAACGGCAAACACTCAAACTGCAAATTCAAACGGCGCAATCGCTAACTCTGAAACATTAAAAATTTATTCAACAGGTGACCTTTCTTCCTCAAATTTGGTAGGGAATGTCATTACATCCGCAACTGAATCTTCATATACTGGGAGATTATTTTCAATTGCGGAAGGTACATTTTTTACCAACGGTGCTTTTGTAAGAAATGATGCACAAACTGTGATTGTATCAAAATATTCTGACAATGCAAATGTTACTGTTGGTTTTGACGTTATAGAATCTATCGTTAGTTCTACGAACGATACTTCTCTTCTTGATCCTGCTGTTGGTGCTTCAAACTATATTGCACCTGGTGCCGATAGATATAAAATTGCACTTACGTTAACAGCAAAAGAAATTAATGCAAGTGAATCTATACCAAGTTTAACAAGCTCGAAATATATTGAGATTGCAAGATATAGAGAAGGCCAATTAGTTAAAGATACAAAGACATCAGTTTACTCGGTTCTTTCTGACACATTAGCAAGAAGAACTTATGATGAATCTGGTAATTATAAAGTAAATGGTCTTGATCCCAAAGTAAATAAAGATTTATTTTCCGATGCAAACACTAATTTTTTATTTGAGATTAGTCCAGGAAAAGCATATGTTCTTGGTTACGAAACGGAAACAATTGCTAAAACTTTTTTAGGAATTGAGTAAGCAGAAACAGTTTCTGGCTACGATGTTCCTGCTTATTATGGTAATTATTTTTATGTGACAAGTGCGAACGGTGAAATCTTCAATTTCTCAACCGCATCAAAACTTGAAATTCACAGTAATAATGGTAACTTTGGCGCATCAACAAAAATTGCAGAAGCATATCCAAGAAATATTGAATATGTAAGCGGAAACGGTTCTGCATCTGTTTATAAGTTGCAGTTGTTCAATATTGTAAAAACAAGTAACACGCCAATTGATTTAGCAAATACTATCATTGCAGGCAATACAACTTCTGTAAATGGAACATGTAATGTTCATTCAAGTTCAATCATTACAAGAACTCTGACTGGTGCATATAATAGTGCAAATCCTTTGATTAATTTGTCAAGTTCAACTGGTGTTACTGTTGGTATGGCTGTAAGCAACCCTAATGCAGCAGAAATTAGATTTCCAACATACGTGACAGCGATCAATGGAAATCAAATTACACTTAATCAAGCACCTACTGGAAGTAATGGTGCAGCAACACTTTCGTTTAGATCGGCATATCTGACTGATACAAATTATGATTCTTCAGTTTTTGAGGGTTCATATAATGTAGTCAAAGAGTTCTCACAAGTTAATTATTATACAAAACGAGTATTCAAATCTGTTTCATTTACCGCTGGTGTAGGATCAGTTCAAACAAATGATGGAACAGAAAGATTTGCAAGCGCAACTGGTGGCAATAAACAAGAGAATTACGCTATTTGTATTCGCACACCAGGTAGTGCATACTCAAGAGGACAATGGGTAGATTTAAGTTCAAACACCTATATTAGCGTTCCTAGTCCATCAGTAGGATCTCCTGCTACTTTGAATATTGACTTAGCTGATACTGGATTTAATGGTACCGCAGATATTCTAACAACTATTGATATTACGGCAGCAGCAAGAAGAACAAAGACACTAGTGACTGGTGTAAGAAAGTTTATCAATCAATATACTGCAAACACATTGTCATTAGGTTATGCTGATGTTGTCAATGTTTCCGCAATTTATATTTCTGATAGTACGACAAATTCTGCAAACGCCAATGCTAACGTAAACGTAGTTGGTAGTTTTACCATTGATTATGGTCAAAGAGATGGATTCTACGACCATGCCACAATCAAAGTCAATAATAATGCTACTGTAAATAGTGGTAATGTTTTGATTATTTTTGATCGTTACAGTCATTCTGGTACAGGTTTCTTTGATACTCTCTCATATCCAACATATAATACGATTCCAACTTATACAAAAACAGATGGAACAGTTATTGACTTGAGAGATTCAATTGACTTTAGACCAATTAGAGTTGCGGATGCTTCTTCAAATGTTTATTCAAACTTAGCAATATCGTTTAGTTCTCAACAGATTGTCGATTCGGTTCTTGGCGCAGTTGACACAAATGTTGAATACTATCTCTCAAGAACAGACAAAGTTGTATTGAAAAAAAATGGGGATTTTAAAGTTCTTCAAGGCGTAAGTGCATTGACGAATCCACCTGTTCCAAATGATGAAGTAGACGCAATGACACTTTATACTTTGACCATTGATCCATACACTTACAGTGCAAGTAATGTCAAAGTAAAAATTGAAAATAATAGACGCTACACAATGAGAGATATTGGTTCTATTGACAATCGTTTAACTAAAGTTGAATATTATACAGCACTAAATCTTTTAGAAAAAGACATTGCATCAACAACTTATTATGATGATCAAAATAATTTATTGTTTAATAACGGCTTTATCGTAGATTCTTTTAAAGGACATAGTGTTGGTGATGTTTTCAGTCCAGATTATAAATGTTCTATTGACTATGATAATGAAATTTTAAGACCAAGATTTGAAAGTAATGCAACATCTTTAATTTTGTCTAGCAATACATTGACTTCAACTGGTAATTTAATTACTTTATCATATACTTCGGTTCCGTATATTACACAAAATATTGCTTCACAAACAGTAAATGTTAATCCATTTAATGTAATTGGTTTTATCGGTTATGTAAAACTTGAAAAAGATACTGCAACTTGGGTAGATTTTTCAACAAGACCTGATGTAGTTGTAAATGATAATAACAATTTAGATAATTATTTGTACTCGAATAATTTTTCAGGCTCAAGATGGAATGATTGGGTTCTTCTGTCGTTCGCTGAAGATACTAATATTATCTACACTTATTATTCAACTTCAGGAAGAGGTACACAACTAACAACCGATTCAAGAGTCAAGCAGAGAGATAGTGCAGTTTTTGAAGATAAATTGCTTGTTTATAATAGAAGTAACACATTGAACTTTGAAATTTTTGGTGTAAGACCGAATACCAAACTTGAAGCATATCTTGATTCTGTATTAGTTTCTGGTTATTTAAGAAGTTATAATGTAACATCTTCAAGTTATACAACTGAGGCTCTTTTTTCAGACAGCAATGGTTATGCTAAAGGTCAATTGATTATACCTAATGACGACTACTTTAAGTTTACAGTAGGTAAAAATCACATTTATTTCTGTGATAACT